TTCTTTGCTCAACTGGTTAATCCCGGATATATGTACGGGGATGTACATAAGGAAGTTTATAAATGGCTTGAGAACTACTCAGTCTTTGGGATTGGAAATGAGAACTCAAATAACAAACTCATCCTTCTCCCCCGTGCCCATTTAAAGAGTCACATGGTGGCAACTTGGTGTGCTTGGTTGATTACCAGACACCCTGAGATTACTGTGCTATACGTATCTGCCACTGCAGAACTAGCAGAAATCCAGTTGTATGCCATCAAGAATATCATGGGCTCCTCTGTCTATCAACGTTACTTCCCTGAGTATATCAATCCTCAGGAGGGTTTACGTGAGAAATGGTCAGAGCGTAAGATGAGTATTGACCATGAGAAGCGTAAGACTGAGGGTATTCGAGATGCTACAGTGTCTACTGCAGGTCTTACCACTAATACGACAGGATGGCATGCAGACGTAATCATCCCTGATGACTTAGTGGTTCCTGAGAATGCATACACAAATGAAGGTCGTGAGAGTGTTATGCGTAAAGCTTCTCAGTTTACTTCTATTCGTAATGCAGGAGGCTTTACTATTGCATGTGGAACTCGTTATCATCCCGCAGACATCTATGCTACTTGGAAGACCCAAGAGTATGAAATCTATAATGAACATGATGAGGTTATAGATAGGAAACCTGTATGGGAGATTAAGGAGTTTGCTGTAGAGGATGAGGGTATCTTCATCTGGCCTAAGCGTATACGTCCTGATGGGAAGTGTTTTGGCTTTGATATGCAGAACCTAGCTCGTATCCGTGCTGAGTATTCTGACAAGGTTCAGTTCCATGCTCAGTATTACAACAATCCTAATGATCCCGGAAGTAATCGAATCAATCGAGAACGCTTCCAGTATTATGATAAGAAATATCTGAAACAAAGCGATGGAAGCTGGTTCTTTAAGGGCAAGAAGCTTAATGTCTATGCCTCTATCGACTTCGCTTTCTCTCTGCATAAGAAATCAGACTTTACAGCAGTGGTTGTCATCGGTATTGATTCAGAGGGGTACATCTACCTCCTTGATATCGACCGATTCAAATCAGACAAGATTTCTGAATACTTCTCTCACATCGTGCAACTTCACTCTAAATGGGAGTTTAAAAAGCTTCGAGCAGAAGTAACAGTGGCACAGTCCATTATTGTCAGAGATTTGAAAGATAAGATTCGGGAGGAGGGTTTAAGACTCTCTATCGAGGATTTCAGACCTACTCGTAATCTAGGTTCTAAGGATGAGCGTATTGCTGCTGCTTTAGAACATCGTTATGAGAATAACACGATATGGCATTTCAAGGGAGGTTATATTGACATCCTTGAAGAAGAGCTTATATTAGCTCGTCCCCCACATGATGACATCAAGGATGCTTTGGCTTCAGCAGTGGAAATTGCTATTAAGCCTAAGGGCTCTCGTTTACTGGAAGAGCGCAGTAATGTGCTGCTCTTTAACTCTCGCTTCGGCGGGGCGAATTTTAGATAAGGAGTGGTATGGCGCGTAAGCCTCTGGAACTCTCTGCATTATTTGGCAGGGATAGTGAAGCAAAATACATTGCAAATACATGGGATACCTATGTAAAGCAGATGCAAGGGAAGCGAGATGAGTGGCGTGAACTACGTAACTACGTCTTCGCTACAGACACCACTACCACTTCTAACAAGAAGCTTCCTTGGAAGAATAGCACCACACTCCCTAAGCTTTGTCAGATTCGTGACAATCTACATTCCAACTACCTCTCTGCATTGTTCCCTAATGATGATTGGCTGAAATGGGAAGCATATACAAAAGAGAGTGCAGTTAAAACTAAGTCAGTAGCTATTGAAGCTTATATGTCGAATAAGACCCGTGTGGGTCACTTTCGTACTGAGATTAGTAAGCTGATCTATGACTATATCGACTATGGTAATGCTTTCTCTACTGTGGACTATGAAGCATCCTACATCACTGATGAAAAGGGGGAACAAATCCCTAATTTCATTGGCCCTAAAGCTAGACGCATCTCCCCATTAGATATTGTTTTCAATCCGTTAGCTTCCAACTTCCAAGACTCCTTTAAGATTGTACGCTCCTTAAAGACTCTTGGTGAGCTTGAGATGATGGTAAGGGATGAGCCGGGTAATGAATTCATTAAGGCTGCCCTTGCTAAGCGTAATAAGGTGCTGCAACATGCTAATTCCTACGGACTTGATGACATGGATAAGTCTGAGGGATTCTTAGTTGATGGCTTTGGAACTTACCATGAGTATCTGCAGAGTGGTTATGTTGAGTTCCTTGAGTTCTATGGTGATCTGTACAATCAAGCCACTGGTACTTTAGAGGTTGGTAAGGTTGTCACTGTCATTGACAGGGCATGGGTGATTCGTAAAGACCCCATCCCTAATTGGCTTGGTCATGCTCCAATCTACCATGTAGGCTGGCGTACCCGCCCTGATAATCTCTGGGCTATGGGGCCATTAGATAATCTCATTGGTCTACAATATCGCTTAGATCACCTTGAGAATCTTAAGGCTGATGCAATGGACTTAGCTGTGTTTCCTCCTCTGTTGATTGCTGGTGAAGTGGAAGAGTTTGAGTATCAACCCGGTGGTGAAATCCACATGGATGAGAATGGAACTGTCACTGAACTCGCTAAGAATGCACAGTGGGTGATCCAAGCTAACAACGAGATCAACTACATCCTAGCTCTTATGGAGCAGTTTGCTGGTGCTCCTAGTGAAGCTATGGGTATCCGTACTCCGGGGGAGAAGACAGCCTTTGAAGTGCAACAGCTACAGAATGCAGCAGGACGTATCTTCCAAGAGAAGGTCACTACATTTGAAGTAGAACTCCTTGAGATGGTATTGAATGCCATGCTTGAAGTAGCTAGGCGTAAGTTGGATGCAGAAGACATTGTCCGTGTTATGGATGATGACTTAGGTGTGCAGCAGTTCCTAAAGGTTACTAAGGCTGACATCACCGCTTCTGGTAAGCTACGTCCTATTGGTGCTCGTCACTTTGCTGCTCAAGCTCAGTTGATGCAGAACCTTCAAGGGCTTATGGCTAGTCCTGCTATGGTTCAGATGCTTGCTCCACATACATCTGCTAAGGCTATGGCTCTGCTTGTAGAAGAAACTCTTGGCCTCACTCGCTTCCAGCTATTCAAGCCTAATGTGGCTATCTTTGAACAGCAAGAGACTCAAAGATTGGTATCACAGGCTCAAGAAGACTTGCAGATGGAAGCTTCTGTTGATCCAAGCTCAGGACAAATCGGATGAAATTAAATTGGGTTAAGGGTCTCTCCCCTAAAGAGAAAGAGGAAATGAAGCTCCTCTTCTCTTCCAATGCTCTTTTTAGGGAGAGAGCTATTGCAATTCTCCAAGAAAAGCAAAATTCTCTTGCTAAACGCAATACTTTAGAGGATGCATATGATTCTCCAAATTGGGCATTAAAACAAGCAGATGCAGTGGGTTATGCCCGAGCTATGCAAGAGATGATAAGTTTATTTTCAAAATGATGTATCCGATTGTCTAAAAAACCAGTATTAGTAGTTACTCTTAAGTATACTTAGTTAATGCTTAGTATTTCTTAAAAACTGAATAAAACAAAATCTATATTAATAGTATTATATAGAATTATATTTTTCATATAATTTACTTCTAGCATAATACTTACGTATAGATACATATAAGGATTAAGACATACCCATGTCTAATGATGCAAATATTTTCAGTGGCACACCTGCCCCTGCTGCAGCAGCTACGCTGCAAAACGATCAATCTAATACTAACTATGCAGACCTGCTTAGTACGATTAAGAATGAACGTGGTGAAGTTAAGTATAAGGATGTTGCTACTGCTCTTGAAGCACTTCGGCATTCCCAAGAGTTTATCCCTCAATTGAAGAGCGATAATGAGAAAACTGCAGCACAGCTAGCAGCCCTCAGTGCAGAAGTAGAACGCTTAAAGAACATTGAACAATCCGTTGCTCAACTCAATCTCCAAAATACTGCAGCACAGGGCACTCCTGCAGCGCAAGTATCTCCGGATGATGTAGCACGACTTGTGAATCAAACTCTTTCGCAGAGAGAAGTAGAAACCATTCAGCGAAATAATCTCAACTCTGTAGTTGAGTCTGTGCAGAAAGCTCATGGAGACAAAGCACAAGAAGTTTTCTACGGTAAGGCGAAAGAGTTAGGAATGTCAGCAGAACAGATTAATAGTTTAGCTGCACAGTCTCCTACAGCAGTATTGAAGTTATTTGGAATTGATAAGAGTGCTCCCCCTCAGGTTACAGGACTACCTAATACTGGCAGTTCTGTTAATACTACTGGTCTCATTCCTAATCAAGAAACCTATATTGGTCGAAATAAAGCCTCAGCTTTAGTTGGCGCAACAACGGCAGACTTGCAAGCAGAACGCGAAAACAGCAAGAAACTGGTTGAAGAGCTACATAGTCAAGGGCTTTCGATGTCTGATTTATCTGACCCTAAAGTATATGCAAAACGCTTTGGTGGTTTTTAATTAAGAAAAGGAAAATATTAAGTGAGTCAAAACCGCACTAATAGTGCAGCTTTTATTGAAGCAGAACAGTACAGTGCATTTATCGTCCGCAACTTACACGACGGTATGCTGCCGGGTTCGTTCTGGCGTAACGTATCGGACTTCGGTTCGGGCACTACGCTGAACATCAAGACCATCGGTACTGTCACTGTTCAAGATGGTGCTGAAGAAGTTCCGTTCTCGTATTCCCCGATTGAGTCGGGCACTGTCACTATGACCATCACCGATTATGTTGGCGATGCTTGGTATGTGACTGATGAACTGCGTGAAGATGGCGCTCAAGTTGAAGCTCTGATGGCTGGCCGTTCGGCTGAGTCCACCCGTGCTATTCAAGAAGTGTTTGAGTCGCGCTTCCTTGCGAAGTGTAATTCTATTCAAACCAATGCTAATGCCAATCTGGTAAATGGCTTTGCTCACCGTATTGCTTCGACTGTTGCTACTAGCGGCTCTGAGAATACTCTGGCTCTGTCTGATATCGTTGCTATGAAGCTGGCTTTTGATAAAGCCAATGTCCCCACTGCTGGCCGTGTTGCGATCCTTGATCCTGTCACTGCTGCCACTCTGGATAAGCTGGTTTCGATCAGTCGTGATGTCACTCCCTTCGGTCAGAAGATTCTGGAGAACGGCTTTGCCCGTGACCACCAGTATCTGATGAACCTGTATGGCTTTGATATTATCACCTCGAATCGTCTGCCGAAGGGCACGTTCTCGGATGGTACTACCTCGGTTACGGGCGCTGTTGCTAACGTGTTCATGAGCGT